GGGCGGGTGACGATCAATGGCCGACGGGCGGTGGCGCGCGTGTGGGCCGATGCGTCGCTGCGCTGGATCGGGGGGATGTGGCGATGAGCGTACGGATCGAGTTGCAGGGCGCGCTGTGCACCCTGCTCGAACATGCACTGGACGTGGTGCCGGTGTTCGACGCGCCGCCGGTGCGCGCGGCCCCGCCCTATGTCGTGGTGGAGGAGCCGGTGCTGGCCGACTGGTCGACCAAGGATATGCGCGGACGCGAAGGACGGATCACGATCCGGGTGCTGGACCGGGGCGAGCGCCCGATACGGCTGCGCGCGCTGTCCGGACTGGCCGAGGATGCGGTCGAGATGATGGCCCCCGACCTGGCGGGCGGGTGGCGGATCGTCACGCTGACCATGCTGCGCGAGCGGATCGTGCGGTCGGGTGAACACTGGATGGCGACGAGCGAGTTTCGCGTGCGGATGCTGCGCACGCACTGAGGTTGGAGGCGGCACCGGCCCGCTCCCGATTGGGAGACTGCGCCGGTATGGCAACAAGGAGAAATCAAAATGGCGGCGGAAAAGGGCAGCGCGTTCCTGTTGAAGGTGGGCGATGGAGGATCGCCGGTGGCCTATGCCACGGTGGCCGGGCTGCGGACGACGCAGTTGAGCGTCAATGGCGAGGCGGTGGCGATCACGTCGAAGGATTCGGGCGGTTGGCGCGAGCTGTTGTCCGGGGCGGGTGTGCGGAGCGTCAGCGTATCGGGCGCGGGGGTGTTCACCGGCAGCGCGGCGGAGGTGCGGGTGCGCGCCAATGCGATGGCGGGCGTGCTGGACGATTACCGGCTGAGTTTCGAGAGCGGGGAGACGATGACCGGGCGGTTTCTGGTGACGCGGCTGGACTATGCCGGGGATTATAACGGGGAGCGGAGTTACACGCTTTCGTTGGAAAGCTCTGGTGCTGTGGTGTCGGCGTGAGCTTGGGTCTCGGTGAGGCTAATCCTGCGCGCGGCGAGGCGACGATCCGGGTTGCGGGGGGTGTGCTGGTGCTGCGGCCCAGCTTTGCTGCGCTGGTGGCGGCGGAGGCGGAGGTGGGGCCCTTGTTTGCGCTGGTCGAGCGGGCGGCCGAGGGGCGGCTGGGGCTTGGCGAGATGGTGGCGTTGTTCTGGCACTGCCTGCGCGATGTGCCCGAAGGCATGACGCGCGAAGCCTTTGGCGAGGCGGTCGCGGCAGGGGGGCTGGCGGCGGCGACCCCGGTGCTGAAGGTGCTGCTGGGACAGATATTGGCGGGGCGGTGATGGAATCGTCCGATATCCTCCCCGGCACGGGGAGGTGGCAGCGCGAAGCGCTGACGGAGGGGGCTTACCACCAAGCATATCGCGTGGGGAGGCCCCCCTCCACCCCCGCCTGCGGCGGCGGTCCCCCTCCCCGTGCCGGGGAGGATTTTAGGATGCGTGCCGCCCGGCTGTCGGGGCAGGCGGGGGTGGTGTTTGGATGGACGCCGGACGTGTTCTGGGCCGCGACCCCGGCTGAACTGGTGGCACTGGTGCAGGCGCTGTCGGGTGCGGGTGGCGGCGAGGATGTCGCGCCGCCCGATGCCGCGACGCTGGCGCGGATGATGGAGGCATTTCCCGATGGATGAAGAGATCGAGCGGCTGGTGGTGAGCGTGCGCGCCGATACGCAGGGCTTTGCCCGCGACGTGGCGGAGATGCGCGCGACGATCGACGGGCCGCTGGCGGCGGGGGCGGACCGGGCGGGCGATGCGATCGAACGATCGCTGCTCCGTGCAGTTCGTACCGGGAAGCTGGGGTTCGAGGATTTGAAGCGCGTCGCGCAACAGGCGCTGGCCGAGATTGCGGCGGAAGCGATGCGCGGGGGCATGGCGGCGATCTTTGGCGGTGGTGGGGGTGGCGGCTTGGGCGGTGCGCTGACCGGATTGCTGGGCGGGCTGTTCGGTCTGCCCGGCCGTGCGACCGGCGGGCCGGTGTCGCCGGGCCGGGCCTATGTCGTGGGCGAGCGGGGGCCGGAGCTGTTCGTTCCTACCGCGAGCGGGCGGGTTGATGTGCCAGCCGGTGGCGGTGGTCGGGATGTGCGGGTGGCGATTACGATACATTCGCCCGGTGGAAGCGATGCGGGGGCGCTCAGGCAGTCGAGTCGGCAGGTGGCGCGGGCGGTCAAGGCGGCGCTCAGCGGGATGGACTGACCCACGCAGTCACTCCGGCGGCGAGGTTAGTTTGGGGTCGAAGCGCCAGCCTTCCGCGATCTTGGTGAGGTGAAAGCTCTGCTTCGAGCGCGAGCCGTACCGATGCAGGATGCCACTGCATTGCACGACCGTCGGTTGCGCCCTGGCGGTGGCACAGCGGAGTTTCGTGACGCGTCGCGTGCGGTGCACAGTGACCGAAACAATGTCGGTCGTTTCACGCGAGGCATCGGCCTGTAAATCCCATTCGATTGCTTGCTCGAAAGCGTTGAACGCCGCCACGACCTCGTCGGGCGATGGGCAGTTATCGGGCGGCCTGCAGGTCGGCTCGACAGCGAGCATCAGTGCGATCAGCATTTCCGTCTCCCGATTTTCAGTCCCTTATAGCATGGAGCATAGCCGATGGCATATTGGCTGGCGCGGGAGCGCACCGTACAGGAGGAGGGCGTCATCACGCGCTTTGACCCTGCATATTGGACGGTCAATTTTCCGCGACCGATGATGGCTTCGGTTGTCACCACCGCGCCCGACGCGCTTCGGGTCGATGCGGTGTTTTACCGGCAGGACGATCTCGCCGGGCTGATCTGGGAAAGTGAGGACCGGCACGACCATGTGCTGCTGGCCTATCAAACCAGCCGTGATTATCGCGGGTGCCGGTTGTCGTTCCGGTGGCGGTCGTCGGGCGTGCTGGCGCTGGATGCTATCAACGGGCCGGTGCTGACGATCGAAGGGCGGGACCAGAGCGGGGCGGCGCGCGCTTGGTATGTGCGGTTGTCCAACTATGCCAGCGGGCCGCCGGAGGATTGTGTCGTCACGCTGGACTTTGCGGATGTGGCGGGCGGTTTCCTGTTGCCGGGCGAGCGCGATCCCGTGTGGGCGGGCGATGTCGAGCGGATGTTCATCAGCCTGGTCCCGGACGGGTTCACCGGGGACGATGCGGCGCTGCTCGCCCCCGTTGAGGCATGGGTGGAACTCAGTGGAATTGCGGTCAGCGGGCCGGGTGCGGTGCTGGCCATCGGGGACGTGGTGGTGCCCGAACACGGGGCTTCGATCTGTAGCGGCTATGACGACAGCTATCACCTCACGCCCGCGCGATTGCTGCGTAATGCGCTCCATCTGGGGTATCGCGGCGACATCGTCCATTATGTCGGGATGAGCCATTATTTCCGGCTCGAAAGCGCAAGCGGGGGCTATTATGCCAGCCTGTCCGGCGGGGCGTTGAACGTCGCTTGCGCGGCGTGGCATCGGGACTTTGCGGTGCGGGCCAGGGCGTTGGGCTTTGGAATCATCTGGTCGCTGTCGTACGAATTGTTCGACGCGCATTGCTGGGGCGACTGGAAGCAGCGGGCCTATGACGGATCGCCCGCGCTGACCGGGTGGGAGCCGCCATCGACCCTGCTCTCACCCGCCCATGCCGGGGCGATGGGATATTTGCAGGCGGTGGCGAGGGCGTTTGTCGGAATCGCGCAGGCTGCGGGGCTGACGGTCCGGTTTCAGGTTGGCGAGCCGTGGTGGTGGGTGATGGGCGATGGTCGCCTGTGCATCCATGACGATGCGGCGCGGGCGGCGCTGGGCAATCCGGCGGAGCAGAATGTGCGGGGTGAGCCCGATACGGACGTGCTGGATGCTGCGGGGGCGTTGCTGGCGGCATCGACCGCGGCGCTGTGCGCGGCGGTGCGGGCGGAAGCGCCGGGGGCGACGACCCTGTTGCTCGCCTATCTGCCCACCGTGCTGGACCGCGAAGCGCCGGAGGCGATGCGGGCGAATTTGCCGGTCGGGTGGGCGTATCCGGCGTTCGATGTGCTGCAACTGGAAGATTATGACTGGGCGGCGGCGGGTAACCGGATCGCGAGCGCGCGGGGCGTCGCGCTGGCGCAGGCGCGGCTGGGTTATCCGGTCGAGCGGCAGCATTATTTCAGCGGGTTCGTGCTGAACGCAGCGGACGCGCATCAGTGGCGCTGGATCGCGGCGGCGGCGGATGCGGCGCGGGCGCGAGGGGTGGCGGCGACCTTTGTCTGGGCATTGCCGCAGGTGATCCGCGATGGGTTTGTGGCGTTCGATCAGGAGGAAGATGTGCAGGCTTTCGACGATGTGCTGTTTCCGATCGCGCTGGGGCGCGAGGCGGAGGTTGCGCCGGAGGTGTCGACCGCGATCCTGACCAGCGCGGGCGGGCATGAGGCGCGCAACGCCGCCTGGGCCGAGGCGCGGACGCGATATGATGTCGGGCCGGGGGTGCGGAGTGAGGCGGATATCCGGGCACTGCTGGCATTTTACCGCGCGCGGATGGGACCGGCGCGGGCGTTCCGCCTGCGCGATCCGTTCGACGATTGCTCGAACGATGGCGGCGAGCCGGGGGCGCTGGACCAGGTGATCGGGACCGGGGATGGGGAGCGTCAGGCGTTCCCACTGGTGAAGTGGTATGGCGAGGTGGCACGACGGATTTTCCGGCCGGTGGCGGGGAGCGTGCGGGTCGCGGTCGACGGGGTCGAGACAGGAGCGTTTGCGCTCGATGGCGGCGTAGTGGTGCTGGACGAACCGCCGGGCGAGGGTGCGGTGGTGACGGCCGGGTTCCGGTTCGACGTGACGGTGCGGTTCGCGGAGGATTCGCTGAGCGTGAACCGGGCGACGTTCATGGCGGGGGTGGCGCCCAGTGTGCCGTTGGTGGAGGTGCGCTAGGACCGGTCGAAATTCGGCCCAGGCGGGTCTGCAAAGCGCGATCTACTGCGCTCCGATGCTCACGTGCCGAAAGCACGCTGCGCTTCGGTGCTCGCAAATCACCCTTTTCGACTCCACCTGAACCAAATTTCGACCGGTCCTAGGCAAAGCCCCCGCTTTGCGCCGCTTCCGTATTGTCGAGAGGATGATTTATGACCTGGCTACAGGAACCACTCGCCACGATCGCCTTGTGCTGGCGGATTGAGCGGCGGGATGGGGTGGCGATCGGGTTGACGGCGCATGACCGGGATCTGACCGTCGAGGGCTTTGTCTATCGCGCCGCGCCGGGGATGACGCCTTCGGCGATTCAGCGCAGCGCGGCGTTTGATGCAGACAGCATGGATGTGACGGGGGCGCTGACCGGCGCGGCGATCAGCGAGGTGGATTTGATGGCCGGGCGCTGGGACGGGGCGCGGGTCAGCCTGTTCGCGGTGGACTGGACCGACCCGGTCGCGCCGGTGCCGCTGGGCGAGGGGCGGATCGGTGCGGTCGAGACGAAGGACGGGGTGCTGACCGCCGAACTGCGCGGGATCGCCGCCGCACTGGAAGCGCCGGTGACCGAGGCGACGTCGCCGGAATGCCGCGCGATGCTGGGCGACCGGCGGTGCCGCGTGGCGATGGCGGGGCGGCGGCGGTTTGCGCGGGTGGCGGCGGTCGAGGACGCGACGTTGACGCTGGACAGCGTGGAGCCGCTGGCGGGTGCGTATGCGGGCGGGCGGCTGCGCTGGTTCAGCGGGGACAACTCAGGACTGGAGGATGAAATCGGTGCGTCGGCGGGGGCCAGCGTGACGTTGCGCCGCGTGCCGCGCTTTGCCGCGACCGGGGCGTTGGTGGAGGTGAGCGAGGGATGCGACAAGATGATTGCGACCTGTGCGGGACGCTTTGCCAATGCGGCGAACTTTCGCGGAGAACCGTATCTGCCGGGAATGGACCTGTTGACCCGCTATCCCGGAGCCTGACGCCGCTGGAGCGCGCGCGGGGGGCGATCGGGGCGCGGTTCCGGCTGCATGGGCGGACGGTGGCGGGCGGGCTGGATTGCGTGGGGCTGGTGGCGTTTGCCTATGACGCGGGCGGCGTGGCGAGTGGCTATGCGCTGCGGTCCGATGATCGGGTGACGGTGGCGCGCATGGCGGCGCGGGCAGGGCTGGTCCGCGGGGATGGGCGGAGGCCGGGCGACCTGATCCTCTATGATGCTGGGCCAGGACAACTGCATCTGGCGATCGATAGCGGGGCGGGCGTGATCCACGCCGATGCGGGCCTGCGCCGGGTGGTCGAGCGGCCCGGCGTGCCGCCCTGGCGCGAGATCGGGCGGTGGAGGCGATGTTGATAGTAAGTCGGCACCGGCCCGCTCCCCCACCCGGCCACCCATCGGCAGTATCTTGTGGGTGGTCGGGTGGGGGAGCGGGCCGGTGCCG